TTCCACCATTATCTACAACTGTGGGAGATTCACTTTACGGTAGCCTCTCTAACGTTACCTTGACACTCTGAGGTGGTATCACACCTTGAGTACTTCTGTTCCTAGGTTACACGTACATCGACCCGAACGTTGTTCTCTACTAATTAAGCAGCAACAACACTTTCTTCACGGATTAAACCGATAGCAGAAAGCTTAGCAAAAGTTTTGCCATTTGTGTTTTTAAATCAGTTGTTACGGAGTTAACTCAGCTCCGACGTGCCATTTATCCCATTACATACCAATCAATGCCAAAGCATCCCCATATTTTAAAGAACTTAAACAAAGTTAAATATAAATATGGAACAAACCAAACGAAAATTGTATTTATAAGAAAATTATTACTTTGGCGAACTCAGGAGAACTATTTCAGAATTTAAGAAAATACGTGAGAGGGACTATTGATAGATATGAATTGGAGAGATCCGATTCTTCTATTTATCGTGTTAATGAAAACTCCACCAAAGGATTGACTCAAATTATTTTTGACTTCAAAGATGACGATGAATTTTTTGGTTTACTAGATCTTAGTGATGATGATGCGTGGTTTGCTAAGGTTGTCGACTCTTCATATTCTGATGGTTACACCTTTAGAGATTATCATCAAATAAAAGAGGATTTCAGAGACGGATACAGTGTTTTTTATGAATTCAACGAAGAAAATAAAGAAAAACTACTATCAATTTTATCAATACTTGATCCTACTTTCAATTATGAAAATTTTCCGTCAGAAGAAACAAATAAAAAGGCGGCTAGTGTCATATCTAAATTTTTTGAAAAAGAAACTGATAATATAGTTGATGATTGGGGAACTGAAATGAATAGCGCAGCAAATAAAAGTGCTGCCGAATACATTAATAACGAAATTGGAAGGGTCCTTAACGAGAATGGTTTCCAATTGTATAGTAAATATAATTCCGTTAAGATTGATGTTGGGCATTTAATAATGTTATATGTTAAAACAGGTAAAGCGTGGTTAAGTTTCAAAAAACTATTTAAAGAAGTTTATAAAGATCTGAAAAATATCGGAGGTTGGGCCGAAGATACATACCAGTATGAAAGCGAGTCTGATTTTGATAAAGATTCTTTTAATTACTATGTGGACCGACAATTAAGTAATATGGAAGAAGAACTGGAAAAAATTGAAAACCTTCAATCCTTCACTGAAATGGTTACCAGAATCAACAAGCAATTTAAGCCCAATGTTGCATATAATTTACCAAAATTGAAAGGGGTTACTTTTGTCATTAAAGGTTTTGATAAAGATGATATGAAAATTAATGTAGATCTAAGACATGGATTGAAAAAGATAAGTAGAAAAGTATCCGAGGAGAATTTCTATAATTTACTATATCAGCCTGAATTATTTGACTTTGGATTTGGTAATGTGTAAAACTTTTCATACATTTACTTCAAATAATTTATAATGTCAGAAGATTTACAACTTTTAAAATCAGTTCTTAGCGTACCTACAAAAACTTATAAGGAAGACCTTATGGTTAAATTCCTTGTTGAATGGTGTAAAAAAGAAGGATTGGATCATTATGTGGATGAATATAAAAACGTCTATGTAACAAAATCACAGGAAGATGTTTCTGATGACTTTTATTATCCTTGTGTCGTTGCTCACACCGATACCGTTCACGAATTAGATACTATTAACATACGAGAAGAGCAATTACCTAATACTCAAAAAGAGATTAAATTAGCACTTAAGGCGTATAACAATCAGGGAAATCCAACAGGAATTGGTGGTGATGATAAGTGTGGTGTTTTTGCTTGTATGAAATTGTTAAAAGAACTTCCATATTTGAAAGCAGCTTTTTTTGTGTCTGAAGAAACTGGATGTCATGGATCAGGTAAAGCTGATCCAGAATTCTTCAAAAATGTCGGATATGCAATTCAATTTGATGCACCTGAAAACTGGATGATTACTGAAAAATGTTTTGGTCAAGTACTGTTTGATAGAGACTCTGAATTTTACACCGTAATTGATTCTATCTTAACAGAAGGAATGATTAAAGAAGATATGGAATACATGGTACATCCATATACTGACGTGTATGCCCTTAGAGGTAAATTTGATTTCTCTTGTATAAACTTTTCCATTGGATATTACAATTATCACACAAAAAACGAATACGTTGTTATTGATGATGTTTATAATGGAATTGAGATGGGTAGAAAAATGATAGAACAGTTAGGTTATAAGTTACACTTTAAAAAATCTGCCCCATACATGCGTCAATCGAATCTTTGGGATTAAATAAATTCTTCTAATTTATCTAAATGTTGTTTTACAAATGGATGATCAGAAATGTCTTTAATTTCTTGTCCACTGTCTCTCATGTGCTTTAATTGATTCGCAAGTTGCGTGATCTGAAACTTAACCATTTTTGATAGTGTAGGATATTTTTCAATATAATCGGATAGTCTAAATAAAATTTTAGCCTTCTCTATTGGAATTTTTGAGTTCATCACAATTTCTGCAATTTTCTTTTTCGCAAACTCATCAGCATCTAACTCCATTTTCCAGTATTTTTCAGATAATTCCTCGAAATCGTCTAAACTATCTATAGTGGGATTACCCATTTTAAAAACTGATATTTGTTGTTCATGTCTCATTTCATGAAAAATGGTGTATAAAAAATCACCAATACCTGACATAAAATTTGGTGAACAAATAACGACGGCTTTATCTAACCTAACTCCACTAAACCCTGTAGAACAACTGTTCAAAAATTTTACAGTATAGTTGTTATCTCTAATATAAGATTTAACATAATCAGATATCTTGTCTACCTCATTCTTATGTTCTTCAGGAAATGATGATTTGAACTTATCCATCACTTTATCAAAGTGAGAAGTTTTGATAACTTCCTCTTGTTCCTTCATTAAATGTTTAATTAGATCGATCATAATAATAAATACAAAAAAAGGGGGAATTACTTCCCCCTTATATTATTTACCCTTTTTAACTTTTATTTCATCACCGTCAGCGATTACTTTATAGTTAGAGTTTTCCTTTATGGTACCTTTCAGTACTTCTTCGGAGATTAGATCTTCAATCTTATCTTGGATTGCTCTTTTTAGAGGTCTAGCTCCATATGTGTCATCGTATCCAACCTTTGATATGAAATCAACTACGCTTTCATCATAATTGATTTTATAGTTCATGTCTTTAAGACGTGTGAACAATTTATTGATTTCAATCTCAGCAATCTTCTTGATGTCTTCATTATTCAAACTATTGAATGTGATGATATCATCGATTCTGTTTAAGAACTCAGGTGAGAAGAAGTTTTTCATTTCTTTCATAAGAACTTCCTTCTTTTTCTCATCATTACTGTATTTCGAAGAACCGAATCCAATACCTGTTCCGAAGTCCTGAAGTTTTTTCACACCAAGATTTGATGTCATGATAATCATGGTATTTCTGAAATTAATCTTTCTACCTAAACTATCTGTTACGTGACCATCATCCATAATTTGAAGAAGGACAGAGAAAATGTCTTTATGAGCTTTTTCAACCTCATCAAATAAAATTACTGAGTAAGGTTTGTTTTTAACTTGTTCAGTTAATTGACCGCCTTCATCGTATCCAACATAACCTGGAGGAGCTCCCACTAATTTAGATATTGTGTGTTTCTCTTGGTATTCACTCATATCTACACGAATTAATGAATCCTCTGTTCCAAAAATTTCTTTAGCCAATTGTTTTGCTAAGTGAGTTTTACCTACACCTGTTGATCCTAAGAAAATGAATGATCCGATAGGTCTATTTGGATCTTTGATTCCAAGACGATTTCTGCGAATGGATTTAACAATCTTAAGAACTGCCTCATCTTGACCAACAACCTTTTGTTGAAGAGTTTTATCTAAATCGACTAACGCTTTGGTATCGTCAACAGACATTTTGTTCACAGGAATTTTAGTCATAGTTGAAACAACATCGTAAACTAATTCTAATGTGATTTCACGTTTAGATTTAGACATTTCTTCTTCAAATTTTTTCTTTTCAGAATCTAATTTGGCGATAATCTTTCTTTCTTTATCTCTTAACTCAGCGGCTTGTTCGTAGTTTTGTTTTTTAACTACATCAATCTTAAGTTGTTTGATTTCAGATGCCTTTGTCTTTAGATCTTCAATAACTTGAGGAATCTTCATGTCCAGTTGACAACGAGCACCTACTTCATCTAAGATGTCGAAAGCTTTATCAGGGAATTCACGATCAGTGATATAACGGTCAGCAAGTTTTACACAAGCTTTCAATACTTCATCACTATAAGATACTTTATGGAAAGACTCATATCTGTCTTTAGAATTTAAAAGGATTTGGAAAGTTTCTTCCATACTCGCACCGTCAACAACAACCTTTTGGAAACGTCTTTCTAATGCTCCATCTTTTTCAAAATTTTTACGATATTCATCAAGAGTTGTCGCACCAATACATTGTATTTCACCACGAGCTAAAGCTGGTTTGAATATATTGGATGCGTCTAATGAACCTGAAGCATTACCAGCACCTACAATGGTGTGGATTTCATCGATGAATACAATGATATTTGGGTTAGCACCAAGTTCTTCAATTATCACTTTCAATCTTTCTTCGAATTGACCACGATATTTTGTACCAGCTACAACTGAATTGATATCGAGATTTACAATTCTTTTATCCATCAAATTTTTGGGACAATCACCACTAAAGATTTTCATGGCCAAACCTTCAACGATTGCAGTTTTACCACAACCAGGTTCTCCAATGATAATTGGGTTATTCTTTTTTCTACGGGAAAGAATTTGTGCGATACGGATTATTTCTTTTTCACGTCCAATAACAGGGTCTAATTTACCTTGTTCTGCTAATTTAATCAAATCTCTACTGAAGTTATCCAACACAGGTGTTGAACTATCAGACTGAGATTTCTTTTTACTCATCATTTTGTCGTCGTCGTCCATTAAATCGTTCATATGTTATTAATTTTTACAAAGATGTATCAAAAATTAGACACCACCAAATATATTGTCAAATTGTCAGTAATTATTTTTTTAACTGACATATTGTCGTTTTTATATTTGAAGAACTGAAAAATTTTCAGTAATTTTTGGGTGGCATATAAGTTGATTCTGTAAAGGTAATAAAATAAATTTAAAACAAAAAAATTATGATTTACAGAAATTTATTCGGAGGACCGACTTATGATTTTGAAAAAGTGTTGGAGATGCTTAATTACGACAGGCCAACATACAGAACAACTAAAATCACAACCCAAGATGGGAATGCTCATGAGATTAATTACACAAAAGATGGTGCGTATCTTTTCTTTGAAGCTCCAGGTTTTAATAAAACAACTTTGAAAGTTGAAGTGGAAAATGGAATCATACATATCCAAGGAAGTAGAACGTACAAGTTAAATGGGGAAGAAAAAACAAAATCAATTGAACAACAATTTACAATTGGTACAGATTTGAATCCAGAGTCTATCGAGGCAACAATAGAAGACGGTCTTTTAACCGTGTTCATTCCTAATTTTAAAAAGCAAGAAAAGAAAAGAGTTAGTCTTTTATAGTGATTAACCATTCAAGATTAAATCCCTCGTCCAAATGACGGGGGATTTGTATTTATAATATATGGATATGATTGATAAATTTTTGGAAAACAATGTAAGCCTAAGGGGGATGTTAGATACGTACCTTGAATTGAGATTACATTTACAAGAGGAGGGATATAGTCAAGAATCATTGGAAAGGGTTGTGCGTCCTACGAATAAGATGATTGAATTACATGAAAGGTTTGTTAGTAAGAAAAATTCTTTATTTAAACAAATTAAGGCTTATGGTTTTGAAATAAATCAGGGTGAGTTATCTGAATACATCCAGCCGTTATTAAATAAAATTGATGATATAACCCCACTTAAAGAAAATGGCAATAACGAAAGAAACGATATCGGGAACGAAGATTATTAACGAAATTAAATCTTCCAATATTAAGAAAACTGAATATGATACAGAGACTAAATTAATGATCTGTGAATTCAATAATGGACTCAAATATGAATATAAAGATATACCACACGCAATCTACACAAAATTCAGAATGTCCGAATCACAAGGAAAATTTTTCACAACAGACATCTCAAAGAAGTATCAGTATAAAAAACTCTAACTGACGGAGTATTTATATGTGATGAGTAATTTCCAAAAAATATTAGATAGCTTTAATCTCAGGGATACTTTAAACCCAAAAATATGGGATAATCCAGAAGATCCTAAAAAAGCAAAAATGAAACCCAAAGTTAAAAATGCTTTGATGAAGATTGCAAATGAGTTTATCGATTATCTCGGTGATGATGCTTTTGTGGAAGATATCACCCTTACAGGATCCCTATCTAACTTTAATTGGTCTGAATATTCAGATTTTGATTTACATGTTATTGTAGATCTTGAAAGATTTGAAAAAGAAGAAGAAACTTACAAAGAACTTTTTAACCTTAAAAAACAAGTTTTTAACGACAAACACGACATCAAAATTTTCGGATATGATGTTGAATTGTACGCACAAGGTTCAGAAGAAAAACACGAAAGTTCAGGTGTTTATTCTGTAATGGAAGATAAATGGATAAATCAACCTGAAAAATTAAAAGTTAATATTGATAAGTCAGTAATAGAAGACAAGGTAAAAAATTGGAATGAAAAAATCGAGAACGCATTAGAAGAATTAAAAGGAGATAACTTAGAAAAAGGAAAAAAGAAAATTGAAGATTTAAAAACTAAGTTGAAAGATTATAGAAAATCAGGTTTAGATAAAGACGGAGAATTATCATATGAAAATTTAACATTCAAATTCTTGAGAAGAAATGGGATGATTGAAAAATTATTTAATACCTATAACAACTACATGGATAGAGAATTATCGATAGAACAATCTTTATCTGAATCAATCGTGAGTTATTTAAAAGAGGTTAGCTCTGATTCATTATTGGGTGGAAGTAGTGTAACAATTCCAAAAGATGGAGCCCATGGAGGACAGAGTGGATGGCATTCAAGTAATGCTTGGGATATTAAAGCATCAATCGGAGATCCTGTTTTTGCATTAGCCGGTGGTACTGTTCAGACTTTTTCTGATTACGGTGCGGATGTGATTAAAAGAGGAGGAAAGAAATTATACGGACAAAGTTTTACAGTCAATAGTGACGGTGGTTTACCAGACATTTATTATACTCACTTAAAAGGAGCCACAGTTGGTAAAGGAGATAAGATCCAATGCGGTCAATTAATTGGATATGTTATGGATTTTCCTGGCAGTTCTTATGATCACGTACATATAGGTGTTGAATCAGGACATAATATTCGTGAATTTTTAAATGACGATGGTTCATTAAAATGTGCCAAAGGTCAAAAATTAGGAAAATACGGTAAAAAATTCAGTGAAGACGGGGAAATTTCAGATTTAGTTGGAGACTCAAAGTTCATCCAAGAATTAATGAAAATGGCTGAATCTAATAAAAGTGCAGAATACTTACCCGGTAAAATTAACTACGATAAGGACGTTGAGGTAATACAAACTGCATTACAATTTTTAGGTTTCTCATTACCAAAATGGGGTGTGGATGGAAAATTTGGTCCTGAAACTCAAAATGCAACAAAACTGTTTCAAAAATCAGTTGATTTAACAGAGGATGGAAAGATAGATGGATTCGATTTAAGGTATTTGACTGCCATGTTAGTTATCAGAAAATTTTCTGACGAAGACTTAACAAAAATTCAAACGAAAAAAGAAATTGACACTACCAATATCACAGACAAAAATTTTTATGAAAAATTATTAACTGAATTAGGCGCACCCGTAACTTCTGAAAATTTAAAATATCTATACGCTTGGAGACAAGCTGAAGGTAAAGGAGGAAGATACAACCCATTCAATACTACGTGGAAAAGACCAGGTTCAACTAAGATGAACTCTGATGGTGTACAACACTATACATCATTGGAAGAAGGAATGATTGCAACTTTAAAAACCTTAAGAAATGGTTATTATGATTGTATTGTTAATGGTCTAAAAAATGATATAGGAGCCGCTCAAATTTCAAAATGTCCATCACTTAAGACTTGGGGGACTGGTAATTTAGTTGCTAAAGTAGTTAAACATTACGAATCAGGAGCGTCCCCGAACATAAAGAGCCTCGCATAAACTAAATTATTTCATAGGATCATATATTTATAAAGAAAAAATTAAATGGCATTAGTTACATATCTCATAGGGCCTTGTTCTGGCGGAGCATCAATATTAGTTGATTTTGATAGTTCATCATTGCCTGCAGTTAATGGAAATTATTATTTAACATTTACTGGTGGAACAACTCAGGGGTGTTATGATATTATTGATAACGCAGAACCAGCAACAGGAGTTGATAAAGTTTTAACCTTATCGGTTGACTACGGAGATTGTGGAACTTGTCAAGCAGTTGTTACTCCAACACCAACACCATCTACAACAGCGGCTGTAACACCGACACCAACAGTTACAACAACTAAAACTCCAACACCAACACCAACTCAAACAGGAACACCTTCAATAACATCAACATCAACACCTACACCAACAAAAACTCAAACAGGAACACCTTCAATAACATCAACATCAACACCTACACCTTCGGTTACAACAACTCAAACAGGAACACCTTCAATAACATCAACATCAACACCTACACCTTCGGTTACAACAACTAAAACACCTACACCAACCCCAACAAAAACTGCGGGTGTCACACCAACACCAACAGGGACTGCGGCGGTTACACCAACACCAACAACAACTGTTACTCCAACAAACACGGCTACACCAACACCAACCCCAACAGCATTTGGAGTATTTTATGCTAACGAATATTACGAATTTACGGATGGAATGTTTGGATCTTATAGTGGAGGAACCGCACCTGTGGTACCACCTCTTGTAAATGTTCCTCACCCAATAAATCAAGCAATGATTGGAGACCAAAGAGGTACAGTACAAGATCAAAGTGCTGTTGCTTTAGGAGGATTCAACGGATTAAATAACTAAAAAAATTAAATAATAATAACATGGCAGACATTAGACCATTAGGAAGTGAAAGATTAGAAGGGATTGACAAAATTAAAAGAATTATGGAAATCTCTAAGTACAAAGAAGTTTCAAATGAAACTATCAATGAAAACGCTTCAACACACTATAACATTACTTTTGCCGATGGTAACGAATACGGTATCATAAAAGAAAGACAAGGTTATATCATCAAACAAATCGTTTCAGAAGGTCAATCAGATTATATTGATCAAATTAAAAATAGAAAATATTTTTCAAGTTATTCTCAAGCGTTAAGAAAACTTAATCTAATGATTAAGGAAAATAATTCTCTTGTTGGTAACGACGAAGAACTTTCTTTATTTGGAGAACAAAAAAAGTTTGTCTTAAGAACTCCTAAACCAGAGATTGAGGCACCTGTTGAACAAGCACCTCCGATGCCAGCCGCACCACCACTTCCTGAACCAGAATTACCTGCTCCTGACGCAACATCTCCTGAAGGTGATGTTGATGCTGAGTTAGATATGGATTTAGAGATGGGTGACGATCAGATGGATGCCGAAATGGATGTTCAGTCAGAACCAATGGATCAAGAACAAGTAACTTTTAAAACAATTCAAAAACTTACTGGTAAATTAACTCAAAAAGTTAGACAGTTTGCATCAGAAAATGATATGTCTTCTGAAGATATAAAGTATGTTATTAATATGGTTTTATCTTCGGTTGATTTAGATTCATTATCTTTTGAAGATAAGGATGAAATTTTAGGTAAGTTTGAATCTGATGAAGAAGGTGATATGGGTGGTGATGATATGGGTGGTGAAGATCTAACTGATGACAGTGAGGTTGAAGACATTCAAGCTGATATGGATATTGAAAACGACGCTGATATGGTAGACGATGGAGCAGCTGGATTTGGTAAAGTTGAAGCTGATGAACAATGGCAAGCAGCAATCGCACCGGCACTTGAAAGAATGGCTGTGGGATATGTTGCGGACAAAGCCGTGGATAAGGTATCTGATATGTTTTCAAGTAACGAAGGTGAGATGGAAGAAGATGTTACACCGGCAGAAAAAAGTATATTAGATCATTTATTTTCAGAATCAAAAGTAGATAAAGTTTTATCGAAATATTTTGAAGTAGGTGTAAGTGAAAAGAAATTAAACGAAGAAAAAAGAATGAAGAAAAAACTTCAATCAAAACATAATGTTGTTAAGGTAATGGAATCAGTTAAAAAAATATCTGAAACTGTTGAACAAGAATTAGCGTCTGAGAAGTTTTTAGAAGAAAATATCGGGTTTCACCTTGTTGGAAAAACAAATAAGAAAAATTTAGTTTTCGAACATGGAACTAAACAAACAAAAATTTCACCTGAAGGATTATTAGTATGAGTTATCTAATCTATGTAAACGGTTTAGGACCTAATTACAAAGGTGATAATTTATATGAATTTATATTTTCAGAAAAAAAAGATGTTTGGGGAGAAAACTGGGAGAGTAAACCTTCAAATGGTTATCCTCAACCACCCGAATTAAAGTATGTAAAGAAAGTAGGAGTTCTGAAAAACACCGATGTAAAATTGGAGTTAATTCAGAACTCTGATTATTTTAGTATGATCGATGCTGTGGATGGAGTTGTTGCTTTGGCTTGGGAAAAGGATGATACGGAATCTGAAAGAATGGTTTTTAGATTTGGACAAACAGAAGACGAAATAAATGACATTTTATATTCAAGAGATTTAATTCTCTCAATAGATAAAAAAGAAGTATATGAAAATTAATAAGAAAGCCCTTGAATTGATTGAGAAAGGATTATCATCAGGAACAGTTTATAAATTAACTGAATCTCAGATTAATGATCTACATTCTAAATTAGTATCTGAAGTTACTATGGTTTCAAAAAGTGATGCTGATACAATTAACAGATTGAAAACTGAGAAAAAACCTTTTGAGGTGTATGAGAAGGAGATGAAAGAAGACGAAGAAGATACTATGGATTTTGAGAAGGGAGAGAGAACTCAAGATCCTAAACAAGTCGGTCCATCAAGCAATGATGGTTTTGACAATTACGGAGATGGTACAGGTGAGTTTAATGAATCTAAAACTAAAAGTAATGCATATTCTATCTGTCATTCTCAAGTTGGTCCTAAAAAATCAAGAAAATGGCAAAGATGTGTTAAACAAGTAGAAAAACAATTGAAGGAAGGAAAAAATCCCGTATCTTTGTTTATAGAAAACAAAATTATGGAACTAGTATCAAAACACATACCTGCTAAGATGACAAAAGGAGATTTATTAAAATACGTTAATGAAGATGGTCCTGCAGTTGCACCAAGTAAACCTAAGACAAGTCCAGGAACAAAACCAGGAAAGCCGGCAACAAGACCACAGAAACCTGGACACCCATTAAAGAATCCAAATCCAGGTGAAAAACCAGCACCCAAAGCTTCTAAGAAATCTCATGAAGATGCGAAAGACGAGGTTTTAGATTTAATAGTTCAAATTTTAAATAAATAATCATGGCAAAAAGAGTTAGAGAACAGATAGACTACGGTAATAGACCTGAAAGAATGGATCCTAATTTGGAAAGAAAATTAAGTGATCCTGAAAGTTTGTATGGTAAAAATCCTGCCATGAAGAAAGGAGCTGCTGATGTTGAAAGATTAGTTAGTTCAAGATTTAAGAAAGTTGCAGATAAGTTGAAAAAATCTGCAAATATCCCTAATTTGAGTCCTAATGCGGTACAAAGCCTTTACATGCAAATGATGTCAAGGATTCCTTATATCATGCAAATTGAAGCTGCCAATAAAGAGGAACTTGAACAATTAGCAATCCAAGCGTCTTTAGATGAAACTGAAGTCCCTGAGGGTTGGGTCGATATTCAAGCTAACTTAGGTGTTCCAATTGATGTTTCTAATTTTAGATATCAACCTGAGGAGCCTAAAGATGATGAGGAAGACGAAGAAGAAAAAAAAGAAAAGTTAAAGTTATCTTCATTTGATGTTGATGAGTTAACAGATGAAGAACAATTAGAGTTAGAAAAACATAAGAGAAATATTATTAACGCAATAATTCAGGGAGCGGCGAAAAGAGGACATTATATTTTTCAAAAGCCAAATATAAAAAGAGCGTTGGATAGAATTAATCCAGAATTATTCTCTCTTTATCTTGCAATAATGGCAGTAAACGATTACATGTATTTCACTCAAGAACAAATGATTGAAATGATGAGTCAAACAGGTCAAGGAGTTGCTGGTAAGGTTGAATTAGATCCTGATGAAGACGGAGAAGAAGGTGATGAAGACGGAGAAGGAGAAGGAGAAAGTGATACAGTGATTAAAGCTGACGGATTAATATTCCCAATTTTATGTCATGAAATTATAAAAGGTATTGAAGAATCAAAAGGAAGACACGGATTACCAAAGGAATCTGGAATGCGTGAGAAGGTACAAGGTCAAGTTGATACATTAGCGAATGAGCCAATGCAACTTAGAATTGGACCTGAGATTGTTGAAAAAATTAGATACTCACTACCTGACCAAATGTTTGATGAAGATAACAAGGGTCTAATAAACTGGTTCCATATCTTGTTATACCAAATTGAAGCAACCGAATTCTTAGAAATTATTGGTAATTCGATTTCTGATGAAAAATCTAAGAACAAAAAAGCAACTGAAAGATTTGAAGAAATCATGAAGGAAGCAATGGAAATGAAAAACGAGTTCGAAAATTATCAAGAGGAAAACGATATTGATCCTGAAGATGAAGATGACGGACTTGACGATTTCTTCGGAAGTTTAGGTATATCGAGACCTAAATAAGTCTCTGTGACAAAAGAACAACTAATTATTGAAGCCACGAAGTGTATGAAAAACACTCCGTACGCCATGAGGACATACCTTCAAACGTTTGATAATACGGTGAAGAAGTATGTTCCTTTGGATTTATTTCCCGACCAAGTTACTTTGGTTGAAGATTACGACAACTATAACGAAAATATTGCCCTGAAATATAGACAAGCGGGTGTATCAACAGTGACAGCTGCTTGGGCATCAAAAAGACTTGTTTTTGCAAAAAAGAATAATCCTGAAAAGGTTCTAATCATTGCAAACAAACTTGATACGGCGGTAGAATTTGCAAACAAAGTTAGATCATTTACGGAGCAATGGCCACAATGGGTTGGTGCTGGGTTTTCTCCTGATAAAAATGCGGCTCGACATTTCAAACTATTAAATGGGTGTGAAGTTAAAGCGGTTGCCACTTCAAAGGATGCCTTACGTGGATATACCCCAACAATTCTAATATTTGATGAAGCGGCATATATTGAAGCCGATGATGATTTCTGGGCAGCCTGTATGGCCTCACTATCTACGGGTGGTAAGGTTATTGTTATTTCTACTCCAAACGGATATGATCAAATTTACTATGAAATTTATGATCAAGCCCTTAGGAAAATGAACACATTCAATATTACTGAGATGTTTTGGTTTAAAGATCCAAGATATAACAAAGATTTACAGATGATTAAAACTGAGGATCTTGTTGAATATCTTTTAAATAGAGAAAACTATCCAGATACAGAAATAGTTGACCTTACAGTTGAAAATTCATATGAGAGAGATTATACCGTTGTAAGTGAATATTTGTCTAAAGGATTTAAACCTTACTCAACATGGTTTGAGGGAATGGTTAAAAAACTTAAGTATGATAAGAGAAAAGTGGCACAAGAGTTGGAATGTAATTTCTTGGGGTCGGGTGATAATGTGTTTGACGCCATTCAATTAATGAGAATTAAAGAAAACGACATCAAAGAACCAGATGGTAAGATGATGGCCGGTAATTTATGGATATGGAAAGAACCTGTATTAACACACAAGTATATTATGGGTATTGACGTTTCAAGAGGTGATTCTGAGGACTTCTCGTGTATTGTGATAATAGACTTTGACGATAGAGAACAAGTGTTTGAATACGTCGGAAAATTACCACCAGACACATTGGCTGAAATTGCGTTTAAGTGGGGTAACATGTATAACGCATTTGCCGTTACGGATTTAACAGGAGGTATGGGGGTTGCAACAGCAAGAAAACTACAAGAATTGGGATACAAAAATTTATATGTTGAAGGTGTTACAGATAAAAACAAATATAAGTGGGACCCCAAAAGAGACGAAAAAATACCTGGAATTAATTTTAATAATAAACGTGTTCAAATTATTGCAGCATTTGAAGAGGCACTAAGGCATGATTTTAAAATTAGATCATCAAGGTTATTGAATGAGATGGGTAAATTCATATATGTTCATGGTAGACCAGATCACCAAAAAGGACATCATGATGACTTAATCATGGCAATATCTATGGCAATTTATGTTGGAGACACCTCATTCCAAAGTTTATCTAAAGTAGTTAATCAAACAAAAGTCATGATTGATGCATGGCATACAAGCGTAAGTGATAATAGAAATAGATCTGACTTTTTTAATCCTATGATACCTTCGGGTGGATCAAATAGTGGAAGGTATCCATCAGAGGCGTCAAAAAGTGATTATGAAAAGTATTTATGGTTATTCGGGAAGTAATCTATTTAATATTTCCACGAAACAAATAGAATTATAACATGAGTGAAAAGAACCTAACGGTCTGGCAAAGATTATCCCAAGCTTTTGGTCCTAATTCTCTTTTGAATCAAGATTATCCTACGCTTAAATTTGATAAGAAAGAGTTATTAAGAACACAAGATAAGGAACAATATGAGCGTGAAAAACTTCAGGCACAGCAAACCTTTTATCTGTCCAACCAATGGGCAAAAGTGGAGAATAACATGTATTCTCAAGCGGTTTATTATGAACCAACAAGACTTGCATCAGTTTATGATTATGAATCAATGGAGTATACTCCTGAAATTTCTGCCGCGTTAGATATCTACGCTGAAGAATCTACTACAACAAATGAAGATGGATTTATATTACAAATTTATTCTGAATCAAAAAGAATAAAAGGTGTATTAGCCGATTTGTTTAACAATACGATGGATGTTAACACTAACTTAGCGATGTGGACAAGAAACACATGTAAGTATGGTGATAATTTTGTATATCTTAAATTAGACCCTGAAAAAGGTATTGTTGGTGTACAACAATTACCGAACATTGAAATTGAAAGGGTTGAGGCGGGTATGCACGAAAGAAGAGCACAATCTATTGAAAATCCAACAGAACATAAGGCACTTCATTTCACTTGGAAGAATAAAAATATGGAGTTTCAATCATGGGAAATTGCTCACTTTAGATTATTGGGTGATGACAGAAAATTACCTTACGGTACTTCTATGTTGGAAAAAGCAAGAAGAATTTGGAAACAATTATTATTGTCTGAAGATGCGATGTTGATCTATAGAACTTCAAGAGCACCTGAAAGAAGAATATTTAAAGTGTTCGTAGGTAACATGGAAGATGCCGATGTTGAGGCTTACGTACAACGTGTTGCAAACAAATTCAAAAGAGATCAAGTTGTTGATCAAAAAACAGGTAATGTTGACATGAGATTTAATCAGATGGCAGTTGACCAAGATTATTTTGTACCTGTTAGAGATCCTGCAGCACCAAGTCCGATTGATACATTACCGGGAGCCACAAACTTATCCGAAATTGCGGATATTGAATATATTCAAAAGAAACTTTTAACGGCACTTCGTGTACCTAAAGCTTTCTTAGGATTTGAAGAAGTTGTTGGAGACGGAAAGAATTTAGCGTTACAAGATATTCGATTCGCCAGAACTATTAATAGAATTCAAAAGAGTATGTTAGCTGAACTTAATAAAGTTGCTATCATTCATCTGTTCTTATTAGGATTTGAAGAAGAGATTGAAAACTTTACACTTGGGTTAACAAACCCTTCAACACAAGCAGATCTTTTAAAGATCGATGTTTGGAAAGAAAAAATATTATTATACAAAGATGCAGTTTCAGATCCAGGAAATGGTATACAACCTGTATCGTCTACTTGGGCTAAAAAACATATTCTCGGATTCTCTGATGAGGAAATTAAAGTTGATTTACAACAACAAAGAATTGAAAAGGCTGTTGGTGAAGAACTTAAAAATACTCCGGCTGTTATTCAAAAAACAGGAATATTCGATAATATAGACAAACTATATGGAAGTGTTTCAGGTTCTACAGTTGCAGGAGCAACACCTGAAGGTGAAGTTACAGAACCATTAGGAGGAGGATTCTCTACACCACCATCAGGAGGTGAAGAATTGACACCTAGTCCTGAAGAGGCACCTGCGGGAGAAACACCACCAGAAACGGTACCAGAATCTCGTTTTTCTAACATGAATATTTTGTTAGATAACGATATGATTAAAGGTAGAGATGTTTTGGATTTAAGCCAAGGTCAACAATTTTTAGGAGAAATGGAAAAAGAATTGGATAACTTATTAAATTCCTAATATTTATTAAAAAAATAAGTCCCAATGACATTCGGAGAAGTAAAATCCATAATAGAAGAGAGTTTGATTGAGTCGTACAAAGACCAAAAAAATTTCAAGAAAGTGATGAACGAGTTTCATCAAAACGTGCTGACAAATAAATCAATCTCAAAACTATACTCTTTATATGATGATTTAACATCAGAAAAGGGTATGTCCGAATCTGACGCCAAAGAATATTTGGAGGAAGGGGTTAAATTAATTCAAACAATTTTGAGTTCTTCAAAATTACCTAAATCTAGTTCTAAGAGTATCAATAACAAATATTCTGACTTAGATAATATTGTTTATACTAAAACGTTGAATATCTCCGAGAGAATCCAATCTAAGAAAAATCTTGTAGACACATTAAAAAAGTCACCTAATAAAGTTAATGAATCTATCAATATTCCTTTAAAGTCTATGGTTAGCGTTGCTAATCAAACTTTAAAAAGTTATATTGATACAATGGATGAGAATACTAAAAAAGATTTTTTAAAAGTTGTTACCGGTAATCCAAAAGAATTAGAAACAGAATTCACAACTATAAAAGAAAGTGCAATAACAAAGTTACAAACTATCTTAGAGGGTGAAAGTGAAGTTGAGTTAAAGACTAAAATCTCAGAAACTATTAATAAAATCAAAGGAGAAGAATTTAATCAAATGAACTATGTTAGAATTAGTTCGTTAGAAAAATCAATCTAAACCTATTTCATTTTTTGAGAGTAGATTGCCTTTAATTTCTGTGTTCTCTTTTTAACCGATGGTTTCACAAATTCCTTTCTTTCAAAAAGTATTTTTTGTTGTTTTGTTTTAATAACTTTAGACTTAAGAGTTTTTAATGCTCTTTCTAAATTTTCGTTTTTTCCAATTTCTACAATTATCATAATATTAAATATATTTTAGATTTGTCATTTTTTGACTAATGGTGTAAAATTTTCTATGTTTATACAAACAAATAAACTTTTATAACATGAAACATAATGAAGAAAGGAAAAACATCGAGAATAAATAATTTCGAATCCTTAAAAGTTAATTTTGGAACAGTCGATTCCAAGAATCTAAAATCAATATACATAAACATACAATCATGGGTTAATCCCAAAATATCATCAGACAATTGGAATAGAGTTGTCTGTAATCTTAGTAGAGAAATAAAACATTCAGTATACAATAATCTTGATAGAACCTTATATGAGGAAAAGACAATAGTCGATCTTGATCTTAGAACTAGCGGAATTGTTTACGGTAAAAAATCATTTCTTAATTTAGAAATTAATCTTTTTACATTATTAGAATTGGATTTTAAGTCCACACAAGTTAAAGACTCCATCAAAAAAATTGTACAAAAAATCAATAATGAAAACTTTAATAGTAATTCTTATTTTGATTTTACATTAACAAAGAACGGAAATATCGATAAATCAGAACCGCAAGTATATTTATAGAAAAAGTTTAAATGAAAGAATTACGTATACTTGGTCCTAATGAATCAGGAAGAGGAATTTTGATTGAAATGGACGCCGGTTATGTTTCTCCTACGGACATACTTAATGAGTCTGTGTTTAAAGAGAGTAACATGTTGGATTATAAAAAACCGTTTGAATTCTATGCTGTTTTACAGAAATATAACACACCTAATAGAAACGGAAGATTTTATCCTGAAAGAATCCTGAAAAGAGAAGCTGATAGATATAAGAAAACTATATCTAAAGGATTGTCCACTTCAGAATTAAACCATCCAGAATCTTCATTAATTGACCTTGATAGAGTTGCCCATATTATCACCGATATTTGGTGGGAAGGAAATATTCTAATGGGTAAATTAAAATTATTAACATCTCCAGGATTTCATGAGAGTGGTGTTGTATCAACTAAAGGAGATATTGCAGCTAACTTAATGAGACAAGGAGTTACCATGGGAGTATCATCAAGAGGTGTAGGGTCCTTAAAAAAGGTTGGTGAAAGAAATGAGGTACAAGATGACTTTGAATTGATTTGTTTCGATTTAGTATCATCTCCATCAACTCCAGGAGCATATTTATTCGCTAACCCTGAAGACAGATTAAAATATGAAGAGAATTTAGATGAAGAGAAAATAATGTCAGGTTCTATTCAAGGAGACGCGGGTAAGTCTATTGATTTAATGAAAAAATTATCCGATTATTTGGGTAAATAAAACATTATGGACGAAAAATATTTTGTAGCAAAAATTACTTATGATTTACCTGATGAAAATTCTGGTAAAATTAAAAAGATCAGAGAAGAAAAACTTGTTAAAGGTTTTTCTGTTACCGATGTAGAAGCAAAGGTTACTAAGAAGTATGAAGGTTTCTCACACGAATGGAGAATAACTTCAGTATCTGAAAGTAAAATTGATGAAGTAATTGATTAAAAAGAATAAAGTGGTCTCAGACCACTTTTTTTTTGCCTGGATATATTTATAGAGTAAAAGAATATGAATATATTAATATCAAGCAGCAACGTAAATAAGGTTATTCAAAACGGTACAATCGAAGAAGGAATTACCGCAGCAACATCATTAGGTTTAACACAATACAGTGTTTCTCCATTATCAGCCCCTAATTTCTTTGTTAACAATGAATTAGGAGAGGGATATACTTTTATGTTAACTGATGACTCATCAACTAATCGATTCTTAGTATTTGATACATCTGCAAGTAATGTTTTGTCATGGGTTGATACTAATTACCCATCCGCAACTATTACAAGTTTCTCAAAAACATCGTGGTCATTATACACAATTTAATTTTTTTCCATTTAGACACTATTTATTAGGATAAAATATAAATTTTTCTATGCAAGAAAATAAATCAATTGTTGAAGAGGCGCTTATTCAAATGAGAAATGTTGAAGAAGCTATCGCCCAAAATGCAAAAGGAATACTTGCTTCTACTATGAAGGAAGAAATCAGTCAATTAGTAAAAGAATCTCTATCTGAACAAGAAGAAGAAGAAGATGAGGTTGAGTTAGACTTAGATACTGAAATGGACATGGACTCTGATGAAGAAGAAATGGATATGGATGTTGATAACGAAGATGAAGACGAGATCGAAATGGATCTTGATGCATCTGACGACTTTGATTCTGAAGAACCAATCGATTTAACAGGAGCATCTGACGACGAAATACTTAAAATTTTTAAGGCTATGGGAGAAGAAGATGGTATCATCGTTAAAAAAGACGGTGAAGATATTCACATCACTGATAACAATCAAGATGCTGAGTACTTAGTTAAATTAGGTGAATCAGAAGAAATGGAAGAGTCTATGTATGATGAACTTGATGAAGAAGACATGGAATTAGACATGGATTCTGAAATGGGTTCTGACATGGGTGCAGATGCTGATATAGACATGATCGTTAACAAATTATTCGACGGAGATTCTCACCTTGAAGAAGATGAGGATGAAGAAGACGAAGATGAGATGGACGAGATTGTTTATGAAATAGAGATGGATGACGAAGTGACTGAAGATGATGACATCGACCCAATGGGTGGAATGTCAATCGACGTTGACTCAGAAATGGGTGAACAATCTATGGATTCTGAATTAGACATTGAGATGGAATCAGAAATGTACGAGGAAGATGAATTAGATGAATCTTACGACCATAAAAGAGTCGGAGTAAAAGAGGCTAAAATGGCAATTAAACCTAAGGGTGTTGGCATGGGAAAGCCTGACTTCAAATATGATGGTGAAACAGAATACAAATCACCTAAAAAAATGAAGCAAGGAACAAAAGGCGTTGGTATGGGTAAACCTAAGTTCGATTACAAGAAGGGTGAAAACATGGTAGGTAAAGCTAAAAAAGTTGAAACTAAAGAAGGTCAAGGATACGACGATAGAGAAGATGAAAAGTTATCTATGAAGCATGGTAAAATTGCTTCTAAGAAACTTGACTCAACAAAAGCACGTAGAGATGATGCTAAATTCGAAAAGGAAGAAACTAAAGAAGCTGCACGTACATATGGTTTTGGTTCTAAAGACGGATCAAGAGGTTTAAGAAAGGGTATCACTAATAACAGAAACTATGTTTATGGTAAAGGTGGTGTTCAAAAAGAATCTATTGAAGAAGAAGTAAAACAATTAAGAGAGAAGAATGAAGAGTACAGAAAAGCACTTAACATTTTTAGATCTAAACTTAATGAAGTTGCAATCTTCAATTCGAACTTGGCATACGCTACAAGATTATTTACAGAACATTCAACAACTAAGAAAGAAAAGATTAACATCTTAAGAAGATTCGACGGAGTTGAAAGTTTAAAAGAATCTAAAAATCTATACAAAACTCTAAAAGATGAGTTAGGTCATGAGACACCAACTAAATCTATCAACGAATCTGTTGGTAAGATTGATAAAGTGGTTACTACAGGATCTTCAGCAACTCTAATGGAGAATAAAACTTATGAGGCACCTCAATTCTTAAGAATTAAGGATCTTATGAGTAAAATAGGATAAATAAAAATAAAAAAAACAAAACATACTAAAATGGGAGCATTATTAGAATCAGGTCTTGTTGGTAACATCGGTCTTAAGCACCTTAAAGTTATCAAAGAAGACACAATCAACAAATGGGACAAATTAGGCTTTTTAGAAGGTCTTAAAGGTCACCAAAAGGAAAACGTAGCTCAGTTATTTGAGAACCAAGCATCATATTTGATCAATGAAGCTGCAACAACAGACTCATCAGGTTCTTTCGAAACTGTAGTTTTCCCTATCGTTAGAAGAGTTTTCTCTAAATTATTAGCTAACGATATCGTATCAGTACAAGCAATGAACTTACCAATCGGTAAATTATTCTACTTTGTACCTCATATCCAAAGATATCAATCACCTAACGAGTTATTACCTCAAGATGGTGGAGATCACTACGCACCTTTTGGTTCACCAAACGGTCCTGCATCTCAACAAGCTGGATATAACCAAAACGATAAAGATTTATATGACCTTTTCTACGAAGGTAACGAACCAGATTTGGATCCTCCAGGTCTTTTCGATTACTCTAAAGGTACTTTCTCTGCAGAGACTTTCACAGCTTCAACTCAAGTTTGGGATTCAGCAGGTAACGCATTAATCCAATCAGGATATGGTGCAGGTACTTACAGAAAAGTTATCATGGCTTTATCTGGTTTCCAATCAGCAGGTCAAGGTCAATTAATCGGACCAGATGGTAACGAACAAGATACAGAAGCTTTCTTAGCTTCATTACAAGTGTTAAAAATCACTAACCCTAATACAGGTAATGGATTCTCAGGTGTATCTTCACCAGTGTTATTCAGAGTTGTAACTCAGGTGTATGGTCAAGGTATTGTACAATACGGTGGTCAATCATCTACAACATTCCCTTCAACAGGTAATGGTGGTTCTTACAACAACGTTTGTGATGCAAACGGAGTTATCTATTTAGAGGCTGACTTACAAGTTCCTTGTGAAGTAACTTCAAGTTCACTTGATGGTTATTCTGGTTACACTTCAGTTATTGATACAGCTTACAACCAAGCGTTCAAATGTAAGTACAGAGTGTACAAAGAAATGGAATTTGAAGACAGATTAGGTGAGGTTTCTTTTGACCTTCAAGCAGTAACAGTTTCTGTTACAGAAAGAAAGTTAAGAGCACAATGGTCACCTGAATTGGCTCAAGACGTTGCGGCATTCCACAACATCGATGCTGAAGCTGAATTAACAGCTTTATTATCAGAGCAAGTTGCAGCTGAAATCGATAGAGAAATCCTAAGAGACCTTAGAAAAGGTGCGGCTTGGAACTTAAGATGGAACTACAACGGTTGGAAGCAACTTGGTAACAACGCAGTACCTTACACACAGAAGGACTGGAACCAAACACTTATCACAGCAATCAACCAAATTTCTGCACAAATCCATAAGTCTACTTTAAGAGGTGGAGCAAACTGGATCGTTGTTTCTTCTGAAATCAGTGCTATTTTTGATGACTTGGAATATTTCCACGTATCAAACGCAGCTCCTGAACAAGATCAATACAACATGGGTATTGAAAGAGTTGGTACTCTTGCTGGTAGATATCAAGTTTATAGAGATCCTTACTTCCCACCAAACCAAGTGTTATTGGGTCACAAAGGAACATCTTTACTTGACACAGGTTACATTTACGCACCGTATGTACCTTTACAACTTACTCCAACAATGTACAATCCATTCAACTTCACACCTATCAAGGGTATCATGACTAGATACGCTAAGAAAATGGTTAACAACCGTTTCTATGGTAGAATCACAGTTGATGGTGTTAGAACATT